AGTACTTACTACGGTACTGAGGCATGAACTTAGCACCAGGAACATCAAATGTAAAAAGATCTGACAATTCCTGATTAATATGTGGTTCTGTTTTCACAGTCACATATACTTCATTCTTTTTTCGTATGGTAATATCAGTCACTGTAACCCCTAATAAATTGTTGCCACTCAATCGCATTCTTAATTTGATAAGTACGATTGTTTATATTTTTCAGAATACTATCCAAATAAGTAATCATTACTTGGTAGTAATCAATTTTGGATAATTGTTTTATTAAATCCTCGTCTGCATCCATATACTTATCTACATCAGTTCTCAAAACCTTATGATCAAAAGGTTTATCAATGTAGATTTGAGGATCTGCTTTACCAGTGTAGTATTGCCATTTTTCTTTCTTAAGTACTTTGAATTTATTCTCCTCTGATTTTTTAAGGAGAAGTATTCTATTTAAGATCCTATAATATTTTGCATGTAGTGCTGGAATATTAGTAGACTCAGTATGTAAATTGTCTGGGTCTAATTTTGAATCCTCACTCCATAACGACTGAATTTCATCAAGATTCATAAATTAATTTATCACTTCTATATCATATATAGAGTACTTAAAGACGACCTCGGCCGTAACATAATCAACATCTGTCATTGTTGCATCAAATTCTACTGGTGACAAACTAACTGGGAATACATCTTTGAAATGGATTTTTGTATTTACATTAAATGAACTATTATATATTAACAGAGTAGCATCAGAAGTTATAAGTCCTTCTCCAGATGGATCATTTGTTTGCATTTCTCCAAATTCTCCAACATTATCTGGATATCCAAGTCCTCTCAACCATTTATGGACTTCAAGATAATTCTCCATGTTTTCATCAATAAGAAATCTTAAATTAAAATCACTATAAGTTAATTTGTCACCAGATAATGGAAGATCTTTCAAGTATGTTGGTTGTACTGCAAATCCTAAATCGATTCCAGGTATATTTGCTTGGTTAGCAAAGAAGTCTGCCTTTGGTATTCTTGTAATAGAAAATTTAAATCCTACAGGAGATAAGAAGTTTCTATTCGATATTTGTGATCCCCAAAATTCTGCCATTAGTTCTACAGGTCTCCATTTAGTTATTTAGATAAAAAAAAAGACCCTCCCGAAGGAGAGTCTCTGTAAAGTATATAAGCAACTCGCTTACATAAGGTTCTTAACTTGTACACGTCTGTAGTATACGTTAGAGTTAGTCGTAATACGACCATATCCAGCAGCAGATCCTTCAGCGAATGGGTTTGCAACAAGACCATATCTTGTCTTAAATCCAATTTTTGGCTGGAAGGTGTTTTCTCCAACTGCACGAACCATCTGTAGAGGAACGTATGGGCAGTAGAATAAACCAGCATCATAAGGAGATGAACCCTTATAACCAGCAACGTAGTACTGAAGATCAGCAACGTTTGCAGAATATGGGTCAATGTAGACTCTATACTTACCTTGAAGTACACCAGCAAATGTATTGCCTGTGTCATCAACATTAAGGTTAGCATTAAGTGCAGGGGTGTAATCCAGAACACCTGCCATTGTTAGCGCAGAAGCAACGTCAGCAGAGCAAAGGATCATGTTACCCTTTCCACGACGAGTTTGCTGTGCGATAGCGTTAGCATCTCTTTCGATCTGGAATAGAAGTCCCTTGAACTTCTCAACTGACCATCTACCATTACTGTCAACGTCTAGGTCGAAAATACCATCAGTAGCAGTATTAGCAATAGCACCTTTAACAGCACTCTTATAGATTGTTCTGATAACTTCTCTGTTAATTTCAGCAAGTATCTCTGTTGAGAGAATGTTTGCTAATTCAGCTTCAGCATTCAATCCGTGGATTGCCTTAAGGTCTTGAGCAAGCTCTAGTGAGTACTCTGCCTTTAAAGCACGAGATTTGGCAGTAACCGTAACCTTCTCGATGGAGAATGCCATTTCGTTGAAATGGTTACCATCACCATCACCAAGTGCTTCAGAATCACCTGTATGCATACCCTGACCAACACCATACTCTGCCTGATCTGCACCAGAAGAGTTAAGAAGACCTGGGTTAGTAGCAGTAGCGTCACCAGTGATGTTTGTACTAGATGTAGTACCGAAACCAACAGCAGCACCTTGATCTCCAGATGTCTCACCAGTGTAACCACCCTGAGTTAGGTTATCTCCACTATCCTGTGCAGAGAAACTAGAATCAACTTCATTGTAGAATGTCTCTGTTCCTGACTGGTTGTTGTAACGAGATCTCATTGCGAAAATGAGTCCTGTTGGGCCGTTCATTGGTTGTACACCAGCAAGGTCATAAGCGACCAAGTTAGGCATAGAACGACGGATTAGGCTGATTAGAACAGGATCGAAACCAGCATTTGGTGTACCACCATTTGATACTCCAGCAGCACTACCACCGAAACCACCAGATGCTCCAGCAGCATTACCGATGTTTGTGGGTGCTTCTGCGAGGAAATTACGTTCCTCATTCATAAATTTTTCTTGGTTCTCCAGAAGAACTGCGGTAACCATTCTACGATGAGAATCTGAAATTTTTTCAGATCCTTCGTGATCTAGAATTGGGGCCCACTTCTCCTGCAGGTGTTCAGCGTTGAACATTTGCATTTGACTTTTACCTCTTTATTTAAAAGTATTGGGTTTGTTTAAAGTAAGAAATTACTTCTTAGCGACTCTCTGTAGAGTAGTCAGATAATTTGCCATACTTCCTGATACATCCTTAGCAACAGGAGGGGCAGTTTGTTCTGAGATATTCTCAGAGGTGTCTCTTTGAGCACTAGTTGGTCTCGTTGGGAAATATGCTTCTCTTAGAGTTACTAGTTTCTCACGGTAATCTGCTTCACTTTCAAACTCAACACTTTCAGCAAGAGATTCTAGTTTGTCTTTCTGAGTGACTGCAAGTCCTTCAGCGACTTCTCCAAAAATTCCATCGGATGTAGATTCTGCTAGTCTCTTATTTAGAGCAACGTTCTTATCGATTTGCTCGTTGAGTTTAGACTCCATATCATCTAATTTATTTACCATGTTCTCAAGTACATCATATTTTTCTTCAGGGATTGTTACATAATGTTCTTCAAAAAGACCTTTTAGACCAGTCATAAAGGACTCAGACAATTCTGCCTTAAGACCAGTATCGACTGCGATCTGATTTTCTTGCAACCATTCATCAGCTACATACTCAAGGTATCCGTCAACTCTTTCTGTGAGTTCACCTCTGAGTGCTTCAGTTTCTTCCTGAATAGCTTTGATGTGGTCTGCTTCTAATTGTTCTTTGATTGATGAAATCTTAGAACTAATTGCTGCTTCGAAAATGGTTTTTGCTTTCTTTTGGAATTCTTCAGAAAGTTCTTCACCACCAAGAAGAGCACTAACATCGTCATCGATGTCAAGTCCGTCGTCTGCAGATTCCTCTGCAACTACTTCTTCCTCAGTTTCGGAAGCTTCGCCAATTGCTGCTTTCATTTTCTTACGGAGTTGTGAAGGTGCTTCATCAACTACTTCTTCTACAACTTCTTCTTCTGCTACTTCAGATTCTGCTACTACTTCTTCAGTAGAAACTTCTTCTTCTGCAACAACTTCACCTTCGGTTTCGGACTCTTCTTTTTTAAGTGTCCCTGCTGTTTGATCACCAGGTTTTGCACCTTTATTAACTACATCTCTAACTTGCTTTAGTGACGCACCAGGTGTTTTTAACTTAGCCGACTCATCATCGGTCTTATAGTTTTCTGGAGTAGGCCCGCCTAAGTCTTCCCAGTTTGCGCCAGCAGTAACGGCGTTGGATTCCTTAACGTCTACTTCCATTTCTTGTAATTTTTTTCCACGGGACATTTGAAATTCTCCGAATACCTTTAGTAATTGACTATATTTATTTATATATTAAAGATTTGAAAGGAAATCTTGGAACAATCCAATCTTATGTTCTTCCAATCGTTTTTGATCAACTAGAGTGTTGATACGCCTTTTTGTGTGGGACGCAAGTTGCTCACGAAGTGCTCCTCCTTCCCAAACCCACTCCTTTCCTTCCATGATTCCTGACACAAAAGCATCAGGGGCAGAAGGATCAGCGACGATATCAGCAGCAGTTGCTAACATAAAATCTTCGCCTACAACTTTTGCACCAGTATGATCTTCTCTAAGTGATCCAATACCACGAGAAGAAACACCAAGCGTCACACCTTCACTTATAAGTGATGATGCAATTTTACCCATTGGTGTATTAAGTATCTGTGCTCTACCCTTAAAATTATTTCCTTCTTGCTGAAGAGAAGTGATCTTATGTGAAACACGATCAAGATTTACTGTGGGACCATCAGGATGACCTAACTCTCCCAAAGCACGACCTTTCTGTACAAATGCTTCATTGTAACGATTAACCTCTTTAGCAAGAGTTTGTACAGGATACATTCTACCATTACGGTTTTTTATATTTCCTTGTAAGAAAACACCTTCAATATAAAGTCTCTTTGTAGCACCTTTTCCTTCAGTGACAAACTTTACGCTAGATACTTCTTCTGTAATTAGTTTCATTTTCTTATTGAGAATAACCTACTTTACATCCTCTAACTTCAGCATCTGCTGCATATATTGCATGTGCAGATTGCTTTTCAATATGTTCAACTGCTCCACCTGGAAGTTCAAATGTACCAATTGTTGTTGATCCACCAACTTCATTAATTATAGTTACCAATCTTACAGTGGTTCCTACATTGACAAGACGAACTACAGTTGCATTTCCAAAGGTAGAAGCACCAGCAGCATTAGTGCCACAATTAGCCTGACTACCCATTATGAGACTTCTAATCGCCATTTGATTCCTCTTCTTGGTCTACTTCATTTTTAGTTTCACTTTCAGGTTTATCAAACATACTTGATGATACATTTGGTTTAACATCATCTACTCTCTTTGCACTTTTTGCAAAAAGCATATCTTTAATTTTATCACTCACATCAGAAGCAGAAGCTCCTTTATCAAGCATTGCATTCATTAATTCGTCCATACTGATATAATTTTAACTAAAAAGTATTTATATCTCCCCACCCTTCGGCATTTTAACTTCTGTTGCTTGTCCATCTATACCCATTGGGGATCCTGCTGCTTCACCACCCATCATACTTGGATCAAGTGGCATACCAGTTTCTGGATCCATCATTGATGCAGGATCAGGTAGTACACCATCTTCAATTTCTTGATCAATTTGCTCATCAATTTCTTTAATTTCTTCTTCAGTCTGTTTAAGAATTTTAGTCCTTACATATTCGGCAGAGAAATATCTACCCATGTATGGTTCCATTGCAGCTATAACACCAAGTTGTTCTTGTAATAATTCATTTTCTTTAAGATCTGAAAAATGATTATCATAAAGATAATCAAATTGGATATGATCTTCCAATTCACTCCAATCATCTGGAGTAATAATATTCTTAAGAATCAATTGAGTCTTAAGCATATCCATAAAGATTCCAGAGAATCTCTTACGAAGTCTACCAACAAACTTGGTAAACTTAAGTTCATCTCTTAATATCTCAGATGATCTACCTAAATTAAATCCACCCTGACTGTCCAGTCTACTTGATGGGACATTCAATGACTTATAAAGTTTAGTTTGAAAATATTCAATGTCTTTAAGTTCCCCAAGGTTTTGTCCACCAGGTAAAGTGGAAATTTCTGTTCCTCTACCACCTTCTCTACGAGGTAACCAGAAATCCTCAAGCATTGCCATGTATTTACGGTCATCTTTAATCTCACCAGTGTCTGCATTATAAACCAGTTTATTTCTATAACGGTTCATAACATCACGCAGATATTGTTCTGCCTTTACTTTAGGAAGATTACCTACATCAATGTAAAATATTCTTCTTTCAGGAGCACGAGATAATCTGTAGATAACAAGACTATCCTCAACCATTCTTAACTGGTTAAGTGCTTTGATTGCTTTATGAATATAAGATAAAACTGTTTGTTTATTACGGTCTACAAGTCCTGAAGTAACATATACAATTGCATCTTTTGCTATCTGAACTGTTTTTTGACTATTAGATGATGGGATCATTCCCCCACCTTTAGCTGTAGCATTTGGATCGTAAAGATAATACTCTTCAAGTTTTGGTGCTTCAAAATTATTTGACTGATTCATCTTATCAGTCAACATTGGAGACTGATAATTAGGACCAAGTTTTTCTTGCTTTCTTATTAACTTTATTTTTAATGGATCAATATACCTTACTTCTTGAATACCATCTTGTGGTTTCTTTATATCAATTACTTTATGGTAAAAAACTCTTCCATCAATATACCAGGTACGAAAAATCTCATGACACTTTTTATCAAAGTTCATGAGTTGTTTAA